CATAGCTGCTGCCCTTGTTTCTTGTTTGTGTATTTGGGCTGCTTTTTCAATTATGCCGATTCTTCAGTGGGTGCTTAGATGATTGGTATGCTGCTTGATCCAGAAGCCGCACTTGATGCGGTTAATAAGGCGGTGTCTCTGGTCAAAAAGGCCAGTGCTACCGCTAAAAGTGTGGAGTCTCTGGCTCCAATGCTTGGCAAATACTTTGATGCCAAGGCTAATGCTATTGCGTCTGCTGAAGCTGCTAAAGCAGGGACATTTGGCGGTTCTTCTATGGGCAAGGCTCTTGAAATTGAACTTGCCATTGACTCACAAAAAGAGTTTGAAGAAGACCTGAAACGCCTATTCTGGAACGCCAACAAAATGGATGTTTGGCAGAAGATCAAGGCTAGGGCTACTGTGATGGAGGCCGAAGCCGCTAAAGCCGCTGGCAAGGCCAAGGAAGACGCTCGGCGTAAGAAGCAAAAGGACAAAGAAGACCTTGAAGTGGCGATTGCCATTATTCTGTCTGTTGTGATTTTCCTGATCCTGATGTGGGGTGGATGGGAGTTGTTCTCCTTCTGTCGCAAGAACGGGTGTTGAGATGTGTGGAAACTTCTCAAGTGGTTTGATGTTGGCACAGATTGGAAACTTGGGTTTGACCGATTCCTCAAGTTCTGTTGTGGAGCCATCATTACTCACCACTTGCTCGACATTCTGTATGTCTTGCCTGTTGAAGATTCCAAGTCCATCATTGAGTTCATAAAATCCAATATTCCATTTGGAGGCTAATGAAAGTCCTGAAAATCTTAATGCTGTGTTTGGCCTTGACTGCTTGCCAAGACCAGTACCGCTATTTCTGCCAAAACCCTGACAACTTTTACAAAGAGCAATGTCAGAAGCCTCGTTGCCAGTTCACGCAGACTTGCCCTGAGTATCTTGTAGCCCCCGTATTGGAGAAACAAATTGAGCAAACCAGACCAGCCTCAGAGCCAACACCTGTCCGCTGACGAAATCGAGGTCAGGATATGGGGTTTCGTAGTCATCATGATTACGCTAATCCTGACATTCATTGTCGGTGCTTTGCTTTACTCAGTAACATTTGTTACGCAACCGATTAAGGCAATGGCTCCGATTGACCAAGCATATACAAAGATGTTGAACGACATTGTTCTGCTGATTGTGGGCGGTATCGGTGGGGTGGTTGGTAAACGAGCAGTGGGGGCGGCAGCGCAAACATTCTCCCCAAAGCCACCAGCGGCTGCGGTTCCTGCGCCTCAGCCGCAAAACCAGACCAACCCGTCAAGCCTTCCTGACTTCAATTGGATGGGTTTTAAAAACCCTGAGTTGGATGAATCTTGGACTCCCGGCCCACCGCCTACAACACCGCCAGATCATCTTGAAGATGATGACGAGCGACAAATAATTGCCGCCGCACGACTTGAGGACAAATGATGTTTGGCATACCACTTCCTTGGGTTATCGGTGGGGCAGCAATCCTTGTTGTCTCTACCTACTTCACAGGCCATCACAAAGGCTGGACACAGCGAGATGCCGAGATGCAAGTAGAGATTGCTCGAAAGAATGAGGAATCTCGCGCCAAAGAACAAGAGATGGTTAGTGCTGTCAACCAGAAAGATGAAGAATTAAGAAAGGCTAATGATGTTGTCAACAAAAAACAAACTGATCTTAATCGCCTCATTGCTACTGGCAGGATGCGGCTCCCGACCACAAGTTGTGTACAAGCCCCCTCAAGTACCGCCGTTGCCAGCGGAAATAGCGCAGAAGAAAGAGCCAAACCTGACGAACAGGCTAATCAACCTTCTGACTCCGAGCGAGAAACCCTCCAACTCATTGCCCAAATCGCCGCAGACGGAGACAAAGCAATCAACCAATTAAATGCTTGCATAGACTCCTACAATGAAATGAGGAAAATCGTCAATGGTAAATAGCGAACAACTCAAGGCACTCCACATCGACTCTAAGTGGGTTGATCCGCTGAACGAAACATTCAAGCGTTTTGATATTGTTACGCCTCGTCAGCAAGCCGCCTTTATCGGGCAGTGTGGTCACGAATGTGGTCACTTCAAGATGCTTGAAGAAAACCTGAACTATCGTGCTGAAACCTTGATGAAGCTGTGGCCCAAGCGATTTCCTTCACTTGAGTTTGCCAAGCAGTACGAGCGCAATCCTAAAAAGATTGCTAACTCTGTCTATGCCAATCGCATGGGCAACAGAGATGAAGCCTCTGGTGACGGTTATCGCTTCCGTGGTCGTGGCTGTATCCAATTGACAGGATCAGCTAACTACTTCCATGCTGGCAAGGCTTTAGGCGTTGACTTTGTGATGGAGCCTGACTTGGTTGCTACACCTCAGTACGCAGCACTAACCGCTGGTTTCTTTTGGAACACACAGCGATTAAATGCTTTGGCTGAAGTATTGAACCACACAGCACTGACCAAGAAGATTAATGGCGGGACTATCGGTCTTGAGGACCGTATCAAACATTCGAATTTGGCCTTGGCTGTTCTAGGCGGCTAATCGGCACATAACAACAAGCCTCAGAAGCACTTGTCTCAACCAATACGACAGGTGTTCTTTGGCCCATTGTTTGTTTTGGGTGATTGATATACAGCTTGCAGTTATGGCAATAGTGATCCGGGTGTTCTGGATCGCATCGCGTAATGTCAAACGGCATCATTCTGCTAACTCGTATGTCATTTCAAAAATGTCAGGCTTGCATGGGTAGTGCTCCCCCTTCACCCCAGTGATGATCCAGTCACCGGGGGTGACGATGTGGTCGCCTTCAAGCGTGTGAACAACACCAAACCCAGACTCATGGCTTTGCCAAACTTCTGGATGGTCGCCCATCTTGAACCATTGGGTGGCCTCAATCACAACTGGCTTTTTACGAAATTTCATTTTTGTATTCCAATTCAAGTAGGAGTTCCAAGTAATGGATTGCTTTCTTGATGTCAGCAGCACCATTTTTTTCTTTGTGACGGGTGATGTACTTCACTACATTACCCTCACAGAAACCCAAATTATTTGCATGGATATAGACGATTGGCTGGATGCCTTTGTCTTTGTAGTGACTGCCTGAGACTTGTTTCTCAAGGGCTGGTAATTTGCTCAAGCGACAACTCCCAAGGTCACGACAGTAAAGAGGTGAATTGCAAATATCGCAAGCCATCACGCCTCCTTAACAAAGATGCCTTCTGGTGTCAGATAGCCCTTGCGGTCTTTAATCTGTTCATAGGCGTGATTAAAACAAGTCACAAGGTCAAGATCAGCAGTGGCGCAACCCATGACAAGGGTAACGAGAATATCGCCGTATGCGTCAATCATGGCTTCCCGGTCATTTGCTTCAATCGCGTCAAACAACTCTTGTAGTTCTTCAGCGGTCTTCTTGGCTTGTGCTTTGGGGTTACTGTTCTGGACGATGCCACGAGCTTCACCCCATTGCACAACGCGCATTTCAGTTTGCGCGTAACTCATTATTCAGTGCCACCAACTTGCATGACTTCTTGTTCGTTTTGTTGTTCTTTGAACTGAGCAACAAGTTTCTGGTGAAGTGGGTAAGCATTTGATTCTGTTGGCAGTTGTCCGATCACGCGAACAATAAAAGCGGCTTCATTTGGTTCAAGATTGAAATTCATAGTTTCTCCAAGTTAAAAAGGTGGGGTACTCGCTGCGTCTGGTGAGGGTACAAATCTCCTTACCGCTACCGAGCTGACCAGCATCCGCTTTCCCCCGTTAATCAGAAACAGTTGGTCGTGCAGTTATTGCCTGAACAACACACAGTGCAAATCACTGTTCTACCGTTAATAAAGTATGTATGAGTGCTGCAAGATGCCCAAGTCATTGTGGCAAGAGTTGCAAGGTAAACACCAATAACAAGTTTTTTCATTTGATTTCCTTGGTTAAAAAGGCACATCGTCATTCATATCATCAAACCCGCTAGACGCTTTAGAAGCCTTTTTAACGGGCGCTGCGTCTTTGGGCTTGACTGACAGGCTCAAAAACTTTTTACCCGTCTTCTCGCTTGTTTTAAGCCATCCTGATACCCACAAGTCAACGCCATTGACATTGAGACTGCCTTTGTAGTCAGGATGATTGTCTTGTTGCTTATCGTCATTCTTGAAGATAGCCCCTCGATTGCTGTTGTCGTATTGCACGATTATTCCTTTGCTTTCTTAATTGCACTGCGTGTTTTGCTGTCTAACAGCGTCCACAACGCTACTTTTTGATCTGCCTCTAGGTTCTCCCCTTCAAGCCTTGCCAAAGCCTTCTTAGGATCGCCCTCGGACACATTAGCGGTCAAATCTTCCGCTAATTCCTT